CATTGGTTGTGGTCTCCTGGGGTGATGCCCCGGTGGTGGGGTTGTATGGGGTAAGGGTAGTCCCATGTTGGATGGATAGCCAATTGGGATTTTCTATTGGGGTAACGGTAGTCATTGGTGGGGCGAAGCCCCATGTGATCATTGTCAAGGGCGAAGCCCTTGAAGTCGCCCGGGGGCTTTTGTTGAATTATTGGGGTTTGTTGTGGGGGCGCCTATGTATATTTGGGTATATTGGAAGTGGCGAAGCCACCGTGGCGAAGCCACCGGGTTTGTGTTGTGAATCATGGGGTTAGGTGTTGATCTGTAAACCCACCTAGGGGGTTTGGCCCAGGCACTGGTACATTATTGGAAATATATATGTGGGTGGGTAGGTAGGGGTATTCTATATATAATATATATATATTTATACTACAGTCCCTGGGGCTATCCCCCTTGTGTGGGTTTATATGGGTTTGCTTATGGTAGATCGGTATTGCATAAGGTTTGCTGATGTTGACCAATTGGTTATGCAATATGCACTATGGATAACTAAATGGTTCTTGATGGTTTGCTGATACATAAGATGCCTTGATGGGTTGTTGGGTTTGCATAAGGTTTCTTGATGTCACCCCATGTAGCATTGCATTGTGTTGTTGGATTGTCTTGTCTAAACATTGGTTGCTTAGAGAAGACAACCCCGAAGGGTTGTCTTATGTTGTCATAGGCTGTCGAAGGTTGCTTCGATGTGAATCACGTCGGATTCGGTTTTGCCACCTTCGAGCTTGATGCGTTCTTGTTTGATGAACCAACCGACGCCTTCGCCGATGGTTTGATCAGCTTCGTATGTTTCTACGACCTTGGGTTTGTGGGCTTCGATTGCCGATGGAAGCTTGGTTTTGAGCCAATCACGTTGTGCAGCATCTTCCATTGTTGCCAAATGCTTTGTGATGGATGGTTGAATTGCACGTTTTGTTAACAGGTCGCGGAATTCTTCCAGGTTTGTGCCATTGCATGTGACGCGCTTGTTGTTGCGTTGGATCTTGACCTTGGATGCTTTGGAGTTGAAGTAGGCAATCCAACCCTTGGTTGTTGGTGATTGTTTGGGACCACCGCCGCCGCCACCACCAAACACGTAGGTGCCATCGATCAAGCGTGCAAGACGTTCGTCAGTGGCTTTGTCCTTGTCCGATGGGGTTGCCTCGTAGTCGAGGCCGTCGGCACCTTTGACGGCCTTGAGGGTGCTGAAGGCATCGCGCAGGGTTTCGCCAAAGCCTTTTTGTAAAAGGCCCTCATGGATTGCCGTCAAACCTTCAGGAATCGGACAATCCCATTCGTAGCTGTAGCTATAGGTCTTTTGCCGGTCGCCAATTGTGGCTTCAAGTTTCAGGGTCTTGGACATTGGTTGTCTCCATTGTGGTTGGGTCGTTGCAGCATGCAACCCGAAGGACACCCGGTTGGATGCCCTAACGGTTGCCTACTCGATCCCGTTTTCGGCAAGAGTCTTTGCTGCCCACAACGAGATGGTGAAGTGTGATTCAAAGCTTTCGCGGTCGCGGTCGCCCATTGGTTGCACATGTAGGGTTTCGCCAATGGTGCGGACTGTCTTGATTGCCATGACGCGCTGGGTTTTTTCGTCCTGGCATGCGTTGACAACACACTTGAACAAGGGGAAGTAGCGTGTGCTAATCAGGTAGTTCTCAGTCTTGCCTGAGTCATTGATCCGAATCATAGTGTAGGTTTCGATGCTGCTCATGGTCTGGTCCTCGTGTGTTGTGCCGATGCAAGTCTGCATCCCAAAGCCGCAACCATTAGTCCGGCTTTGGTGATGGGGACTAGGGCATCCACACGCCCTTTATCCGATCCCGATACATTAATTCCTGAACCGATAGCACCCTTGTCCGTAGCACCCCATGCGGGCTAATGCCATATGCCAACCCGCTTTTTCTGAGCTGCTCCTTCACCCGTTCCTGGTCAAGTGGCATCACCATTGCCACGCAGCTTTCTGGTATGTATTCGTGGCCGAATCCTTCGATCGTAAGCCAGCATACAAACTTGCGCATCGCGGAGCAACTTGCCTTGTGTTGTGCTTCGTAGTCTTTCATCTTCGTTCGGTCCTCGTGTGTTGTGCCTTTCGACAACTTGAAGTCTAGGCTCTATGTGGGATCAGGTCAACCCCATAACCAATTGTATGTTCCTATCGCCCGTGGCCGGTCCATAGGATGGGGGCGAAGCCCCGCCCTATCTAATGATCGCGCGCGAATAGCACATGCGTCCGTCCGTGTCAAGCTCCTCGAACCGTCCGCCCGCCTGCTCCTCGGTCCGTCCACCCATCCGGGGGGGGGGTCTCGATTTTCTGGAGTTTCGACCTGGGGGCACTTTCGTCTCGGTTGGGCTAATACTATTCAGTCCAGCCTCACAAACGAAATGTATATTTTGAAAACCAAGTCAGTCCAACCTCGATGGGGCGGCTTCGCCACCTTAACCATCCAGGGCTTCGCCCTTGACAACCAACACCAAACGAGCCACACTGGGGGCGGTGGCGGTGGCTTCGCCACCAGGCAGTGGGACAGAAGATTCTCACATCACCAACTGCAACAGAGGCGGCTTCGCCGATCCGCAACAGAGACAAAACCTGTGCACACCAAACCCCAATACCTGGACGCCAAAATCCATCAGCTGCTGGAGATGGCGACACACACATCCGTGGATTCCATCGATGCCATGCGATACACGCAGGCCGCCCAGAACGTGGCACACTGCTGGATGCTCCTTGCGGAAATAAAAGAGTTAGACCCTGATGAACACTCATTGTAAGTACCACATTTATCAACGATGGAGAGGTGATCCAGGAGGGTTTCATTGTCTTAACTGTGATGAACTGCGAACTGACGACTCAGTGGTACAGAAGATTCCCTCAGCAGAACAGCAAACTGGATTCTTGATTGAGGCCAGCCCCTCCGATGAAGACCACTGAGACTCATCCAGCTCTCGCCGCCGCCCGCAACCGATGGGCCGCCGCCCAGACCGGCCACACCCTGCGAGGGCATCCGGCGCTGGGAGGAGGGCTTCGCCCCCAACCAACCAAAGAGCCAACCAAGAAGCCAACATGAAAGCCAACAAAATAGACTCACTTGACCTCCAAGACTGGATTAAGAAAGAGAAACAGAAAGAAGGCACCATAACCAACTACAAGTACTCTGTTACTATAGAAGCAGAGTACAGCAGTACAGATGTTGGCCAAATTGACGAGGTGCAAATTGATGATCTCGGTCTTCAACGAATCAAGTTGGTGATGGAGCTTCTTCTTAGAGATTCTTGATGTCATGGCACGACCTGATTATTCCACCACCAGACTGGCTCGAGGCGCGACCACGTATGAGTCGCCGCCAACAAGCAGGGATACGTTACCAACATCGGGTCGAGCAATGGTGCCGCCGGGAAGCGAAGCTTCTCGGTTATACCTCCCACCCGGGTCTCTGGCTGCTCGATCCGGCCACCGGCCGTCCATGCCAACCCGACATCCTCATCGAGGACTCATCAGGTAACTTGCTGTGTCTGGTCGAAGTCAAGTACACCCAGACCGACTGCACCTCGCAGTGGACCAAATACAGGCGCTCCCTGAGGTCTCCGGCTCTCCCGTGCATCCAAGTGTGCCGCCGCCTGTGCAGCCCCTCAACGATGGCGGCTCTCGCCGACTTCCATCATGGAGGTCTGATGCTGGCATACTTGTGACGATGACAGAGGACGGGCAACGGCGTCCAGCCTGGCTCCGCAACCCGTGCACCTACACACCAATGGTGGAACAAGATGATACAACCCTGGCAACTCGGATCAACCTTGTCTTCGAAGACTTCTTCGACAATGAGCACGTGCCAGCCCTCGCAGAAGTTGTGGGTGCTTGTGGGTACTCCAGCGTCATCCAGATGTGCAACGACGCCCGTCGCAAGGGACCACAGCGAATGCGTCTGGTCACCCGGGCGCTGCTGGCGATGACCGCCTACTATGAGCGGATGGCAGCAGAAGGCAACCGCGTGGCACTCAGCATTCTGGAGCGGATTCCACAGTTCGATGACCTCGAGGCTCCGGAGCAGGTGGCCACGCGAGCCTTTGCGCAGCAACCTGTGGAGCACATCGTGCACCTCACGGGCATGGACAAGCGAGAGGACCGCGGCAAGGATCTCAGTCCCCTCGACGCCTACAACCAGATCATCAGCCAGCCCAGCTTTGAGGACATCTCCAACAACATCGAGCTGGAAGAAGGCGAAGATGGCGTCTTCAGTATTCCCCTGCCCGGAAGCGAAGCTTCTGGGTGACACAAGAGACATCAATGAAACGTGCAAAAATAATTATCACTCCACAACTCTTAGCAAGAGCACTGAATCTGTTAGACGGAATTGAGGTAATAGGTAGCGAGTGGAGTATGGAAAAGCAAGCCATTGAAGTTTACCTCTGTGGCAACGGTCTTCCAGCTGACTACGAGTCAGTTGAAGGTATAGCACCAAGAATCTCAGATGGCCTCGACATTACAAAGGCTGCAAAAGCTTCTGGGTGACCCACGAGACCTCGGCTCCCTGATGTCCACCTCCCGTGCAATCAAGTATGCTGAGATTATTGACTGGAAGAATCCACTTCCAGCCTATGAGCGGATTGCTGCTGCGCGATTAAGAAACTTAAAGCGGTTAGCAGATTCACCAGGAGCACTTGAAGCATTACTTGAATATTACGTCAATGGTCACTGGGCGGAGTTCATTTGTGACTTTGGCTGGACCTTCGACCCTCGTGAGCAAGACAATCGGCTCAAGTTTCGTCCATTCATTCTTACTCCACGCCAGATCGAGTACGTCCAGTGGGTCTACGACCTTTATCGGTCTCAGCGCACTGGCGTCTGCCGCAAACACCGCGATGCCGGGATGAGCTGGATCAATGGAGCCATCGGATGTCTGCTGTGGCTTGCGGTTCCCAGCGTGGTCATCCCCTACGGCTCGCAAAAGGAAGAGAAGGTCGATGCAGGGCCGGGCAACCCGGACTCCATTTTCTGGAAGCTTCGCACCTTCATCGAGAAGCTGCCACTGCCGATGCAGCCACCAGGCTGGCATAAGGCATCCAAAACCCTCCAGATCGTCAATCCCACCAATGGCTCTGTGCTCCTCGGCGAGATTGGCGATTCCATCGGTCGTGGTGGTCGCTCCACGATGGCATTCCCAGACGAGTTCGGTGAGCTACAGCATCCTATTCTGGTGGAGTCTTCCCTCTCTGCCAACACCAACTGCATCGTCTATGGTGGCACCATTCCCACCAGTGGGTGGAAGGGCAGCCACTTTTGGCAACTCGAGCAGCAGCACCCCGACGATAGAGTCTTTGTCTTCGAGTGGTGGCAAGACCCCCGCAAGCGCCAGAATCCAGAGCTGCCTGCAGAGAAGGAACCCTGGTATGTGGAGACCAAGGCGACCAAGAGTCCCATCGTCTTCAAGACCCAGTATCTGATGCAGGACGACGCCAGCAGTGCTGTGCAGTTCATCCCATCGCAACCAATCTTGGATGCCTTTGGCCGAGACCCCGGTCAGCTCATCATCCATCCCAAGCTGCCGTGGCGGATGAGCGTAGACGCAGCTGGAATGGGCAACGACAAGATCAAGATTCGATGCCGCAGAGGACTGCTGAACAAACCAGTTATTACTTTGCAGCATCTGGATGGCATCCAGCTCGCTCGGGTCATCCAAGACATCGCTACCAAGCTGATGGCCACCGGCCCACTAGAGCTGATTGCCATCGAGCGTGATGGGCCTGGAGGCTCCGCGGCTGACCAACTAAAGTACACATCATTGGCTCCCATCACGGCTGCAGTTCACACTGGTATCAGGACTGGTGACGGCCACCACTACAACCTCAGAGCGTGGTTGCACCAGCAAGCCAAAGACTACTTGGAGTCCGAGCAGCCGTGCATCCCGTATGATCGGGAGTTCATGGTCCAAGCTACCTCGATCCACTACTCCTACAAGGGTGGGCTGTTGCTCATCGAGTCCAAGGAGGAGTACCGGGCACGCGCTGCAACAGGCAGCAGCAAAGCTGAGAAGCTAGCCTCAAGATCGCCAGACAACTGGGACAGCTTCATGCTTGGATTCGTGCCACCGCGAGGCAAGCCACTACAGAGCCTTGCGCCACAATTCAAGACCCCAAGGGTGTCTCACCAAAAGAACGCGTACGCACTATGAGAAATCTTTTTGTCAAAGAATCTTTTGTCTCTCATGCAGGAATGGAACTGACATGGAAAATCGAGTGTGACGCACTCACCGATGAGGACCTGGAAACTCTGGCTGGGCTGGTTGGTGGCAGATTTCACTTTGGTAAAGTTGTTGGAGTTCCAAGAGGTGGTCTAGCTTTTGCAGAGAAATTACAAAAGTACACCAGCAAGAACTCCAGCGTTGTTCTGATTGTCGATGACGTCTTCACTACTGGAATGAGTATGGAAGAGGTGCGGACACAGCATCCAAATGCTGTTGGTGTAGTCATCTTCTCTCGGGGATGTTGCCCAGATTGGGTGAGTCCTATTTTTCAATTAAATTCTACCTATGTGGGATGAGCCAACAAACTCTACCACTTGGCCCCACAGAGAACCCACCCTCATGATCGACCAACCCACCTCGACTTCTTCCCCCTATGTCCTCGAGCTGCTCTCTGAGCGGGCCGCCGACATCACTCATCGGCGCAACTCCGGCATCGAGGATTGTTGGCGCAAGGCACGCACGCAGTTCGCCCACGGTGACGCCGAGAAGGACACCAGTGGTGGGTGGGAGAAGGGCACCACCCTCGATGGTCCGATCACGAAGGGCTACTCGGAGCCAGATGCAGATGGCCGATCCACTGTCTCCGTCAACATCACGCGCCCGTACACGAATGCCGGCACCGCACGCACCGCCGACCTGCTCCTGCCTGCGGGCGAGCGTGACAACTGGGACATCCGGGAGACTCCGATCTCCGATGTCGAGGCTCTCCGACCGTACTTTGCGGAGCAGCCTGAGCTGCTCCAGATGGTGCCGTTCAAGCTCGCCGCGAAGCTGCAGCAGCCACCGGAGGTGCGCAAGGCCGCAATTGAGCAGTGTCGTGCACTCATCAAGGACTACTTGATCGAGACCGACTTCGCCTCCAAGACGCGCAAGCAGATCAAGGAGTCTGGACTCACTGGCTCCGGTATCATCTACGGACCGTTCCCAGAGAACCGCAAGCTTACTCCAGATGTGAAGCAGGCTGTGGATCTGCTGACTGCCTCGGTGGCTCCCGAGGAGCAGCCTGCTCGCCGCTTCGAGCTTGAGATGAAGATTCTCAAGCGGCCAGCGCTCGAGCTGGTGCCAGTCGAGAACATCTACCCAGACAAGAAGTGTGGAGGCTCCATCCACAATGGCGACCACATTTGGCATGTGGTGCCGGACATCACCAAGAGCCAGATTCGTAAGCTGCGTGACGCCACTGGCTACTTCACAGAAGAGCTCGACTACCTGCTGACGCAGGAGCCCGAGGGTGTCAAAGAGGTTGGCGGTCCCAAGAAGAAGTCATTCGAAATCTGGCGCCGCACTGGCGAGGTCAACATCACCAAGCTGGCTGGCTGCCAAGAAGAGCTGGACCAACTCCACGAGCAGTTGGGCAAGGCTCCGGCTCCCTATGACGAGGCCACGGACTGCTTCGAGTGGCTTCAACTCGAGTTCATCAATGACCACCTCGTCAAGGTCAATGCCCTGCCGACTGACTCGCAGCGACTCCCCTACAACTTTCTGGTGTGGGAGGAACGGACCGATTCGCCAGCGGGTATTGGTATTCCGGAGCAGATCGAGACACCTCAGCGTGGGCTGAATGTTGCGGTGCGGGCAGCCCAAGACAACCTTGGCTACAGCGTGGGCTTCGGCATCGCCTACATTGAGGGCGTCATCGAGGCGATGGATGGTGGCGACAACACCTACCGGCCCTACAAGGTCTACCGGGTGCTGCGAGATCAGCTCATGGCCCTTGCTGGCAAGGAGGTGAGTCCGAAGGACGCCATCCAGGCTCTGGAGTTCCCCAACTACCTCGACAAGATCCTGCCGTGGATCAACTACTGGCTGCAGATGGCTGAACAGACCACCGGGCTGCCACTGCTCCTCCAAGGCCAGAAGGCCACCGACTCCGTTGGTGTCACGAATGCCCTGATGGGCAGCAGCACCACCAACCTCCGGCTCTTCGTGAAGCATTGGGATGATGATGTCTGCAAGCCGATCATCACCGAGATGTACAATTGGGTTCAGCTCTATGGTCCACCAGAGGCTCAGGCGGATGCGGTGGCACAGCCCCTCGGGTCCAGCATTCTGGTGGAGAAGGAGCTTCAGCAGCAGGCGCTCTTGCAGCTGCTCCAGTTGGCTCCTCAGCCTGTCTATGGTCTCAGTCCCAAGACGCTTGCCAAGCGTCAGGTTGAGGGCTTCGGCTTCAGCTACGATGATGTGAAGGCAACGGAAGAGGAGCTGCAGCAGCTGCAGGCGGCTGCTGAGCAACCGGAGCCGGCGGTCCAAGTTGCCCAGATCCGTTCTCAGACCGACCTCCAGATCCAGCAGATGAAGGACCAGATTGCTGAGATGAAAGTCATGATCGAAGCGCAGCTCAAGGGGGCCTCCATCGAGCAGGCCCGCGAAGCGGTGCAGACTCAGGGCATGGCTAACATTGCCCAAGAGGCCATCAAGACTGAGGGTCAACAGGATTCCCAGGTTCTGGATGCGACGCTGGACCCGACGAATCCGAATGTGGGCAAAGCGCCTGGAGCCGTGGCAGTGGCTCCACCAACCACGCCTGGAGCAACCAGAGAGTCACCTGACCAGGTGACGGATGAGGAGCTTGCAGCCCTTGGGCTCTGAGGTCTGAGTGATGAGTGGTCCTGTGGTCAAGTCAGTCTCGATGGGTGGACGAGTCTACCTCGACCAGGAGTCCCTTCTTGACTTCCTTGACAATCGTAGTAGACTTGTGATAGACAAGTTGAGAGTCCACGGAACATCTCAACCAGATACCGAATTTCTCCGTGGACAATCATTTGAACAAGAGAAACTAAAACATGCCATTTTACCTCCAACACAGACTGCAAGATGAGCTTGACCCAGAAGCTGGGAATGACCTGGGTGGTGGCGACGAAGTCGCTGACCTCGATGAGGGTGCGGGCGGTGATGAGCCCCCGGCTCCACCTCCGTGGGAAGAGCCCCTTGGCTCGCTCCGTGAGTCCGTCTCTGCAATGGAGGGTCGGTTTGGTGAGCAACTGAGTCCGCTGCAGCAGCAACTCCAAGAGGTTCAGCAGTCCCTCGGCAAGCAGACGGCAGTCGAGATTCCAGACGACAAGCTCGCCGCCATCGAGGCCCTTTTTGTCAAGTCTGATCCTGCGTTCGAGGGCATCGGTGACTTGCTACGCGACTTGCTCACCTCTTCGGTGAAGCAGACGCAGTTCGATGATGCCGCCTTGCGTCCACATCTGGAGCAGTTCGGTAACTCCCTGCGCTACGAGCAGGCTACCAATTGGCTCAATGATGTCGTGAGTCCCGGACTCAGCTTTGACCAGGATGCTCTTGTCAATGAGACTGATCCGCAGTCTCCCTCTACTGATCTCCAACGAGCTTGGCTGCAATTCTGGAGCACCGCGAGTGCTGCTCAGCGTCAGGCTCTTACTGCACAGCGCCAGGATGGTTCTGTTGCTCACCCACGTGAGTTCGGACAGGCGATGCTTGCCTTTGATCGCAGGTGGAAGAAACTTTCTCAGGAAAAAAATGAGTCGGCCGGATCAGGTTCCCGTCGGCTTGCCGGAGCAACTCAGACTCGGTCGTCTGGGCGTTCCTCTAATGGGTCTGGTCAGCTCCGTTCGGAGTCAGATGGCTGGAATTCTGTTTTTGCGGCAAGCTAAAGAGGTAAATACTGATGGCTGGCCAGAGATTTGCTACTGATACCGCCCGAATTGGTGCGGTCAAAGCTTCGATTCTGAAGCATGCGATGTTCGAAGAGTGCCTCAGCTCTGCTGGGGATACGGAGCAGATGCCCAAGAACTCGGGCAAAACCTTCAAGTGGAAGCGGTGGGTGCTGCCCTCCGGCTACGGAGTTGCTGGCACTGATAACGTGTGGGTGGCCGCAGGCAAGGATGACGAGATCGTTGACTACCATCGCACCTCAGAGGGTGTGACTCGTGGGGCGGAGTCCATCACCTCGACGATCATCACTGCCACTCCCTATCAGTTCGATGTGCTGTATACCTACAGTAATGAAGTTGCTGAGCTGTATGAGGATGACATTCCGACCCAAGAGGTGGAGTTTGCCGGCGATCGCATTCGCCTCGTTCGTGAGCTGTACAACTATGGCAAGCTGAAGGCGGCGACGAATGCATTCTATGGTGGCACTGGGACCACGACCCCCACGGTCAATGGCACCATCACCAAGAACCTGCTCGAGAAGGTCAAGCGTGACCTGAAGCGTTACTACTGCAAGCCGCAGCACAAGGCGCTCAAGTCTGGTCCCGACTACGCGGTCTACCCGATCCAGGCCAGCTACCCGGTCTATTGTCATCCCGACTTGGAGCATGACATCCGTGAGTTGCCTGATTTCAAGGGAGTTGAGGAGTACGGTTCTCAGAATCCAATCAGCCCGCTGGAGATCGGCGGCGCTTATGGGTTCCGCTTCATGCTCTCCAATGAGCTGACCTACTATCCGGCGGGTGGTGCTGCGGTTGGCGCGACTGGCCTCAAAGCGGACGATCTCACCAACATCGACGTTTACCCGATGATCGTCATCGGTCAGAACTTCTTCCGTCAGGTGGCGCTCCGTGGAATGAACTCCATTGATGCCAACCACATTCCGCACAATGTGAAGTCCAAGTCTGACCCGGGTGGTCAGCGTGGGTATGTGTGGGCTGGCACATGGCACGCGGCTGAGATCACCAACCAGGATTGGGGTGCGGTGATTGAAGTTGGCGCGACCGCTCTGTGAGGTAAGTTATGACTACTGCTTCGATTAAGAATCGAATTCAGGAAGTCAGTGATCCTTCGACTCAGAGAGCGCTATATGAGCTCTTTGAGTCGATCAGGTCCGAGCTTGCTGAACTCAAGACCGATTCGGTCATCAATGCGCCAATACTGGGTGTTGGCTCCACTGCTGAGAACGTTGCCACCACTACCTTCCAGTACCGGATTGATGGTGTACCCTACCTCAGGTTAGCAGTGATTGCGGGCACGGCTCTTGGTATCACGGACACTATTAACACAGGTACTGCAACTGGTACATTTTACGGTGGCTTTGCTGAGCAGGTTAATATCAGTGGTACGCTTAGCTTCAAATCGGTAGCTACTGATCAGGTATATACAAGTGAAGCTGCCGCTGAGGTTGCAGCTCGTACCATCACAGCTGATGCTAATAGTGTAATCATCGGTTACTTTGTTGTTGGTGCGACTGCTGATTCTGCCTGGACTGCAGGTACTGATGATCTCACGGCTGGTTCCGACTGCACCAGTGTGACTTTCTGGTCGGCTGCCGACTCTCACTTTTTGACGGAGTAAATTCTCATGGCTTATGTTGCTCTTTCTGCCGTTACTGGCGCGAGCCTTCAGGTTCTGAGCCAGGGTGGAACCCCGAACTCGGATTGTGTCCGGCTGTTGCTGTACGGAACGTACACGGCTGCGGACTTCTATCTCACCGCCAACGATGGTGTTGTGTTCCATCCTGCCAAGGTGGTGATCTACAACACTACGGATGCGACTGGGAGTGTGTGGTTTCTTGACGACACCACCAATCTGGTCAATTCCGGCTACACGCAGGTGGCCGCGGGCGACAAGACCGCAGTGGCTAAGGGTAGTGCTGGTGTTAGCTACTCGGGTGGTCATCTGCAGTTTGATGTATCGGCCTGCGGACCGATCACGTCTGATGACGAAGTAATCATCGAGCTGTATCGGGGCTGATGGTGGCCCAAGCCTCCCCTCCCAGGGGGAGGCGCAGGGACAGATGGGTGAGGTTCTACTATGGCTGGTGACGTAATCACTACCAACGTGCTGGCGGCTCGGGATAGCTACTATCCCCTCTCCCGGTTGTGCGTTTCGGATGGCACCGGGGAGTCTGCTGCCGTTGTTGTTGACAAGTCAGGGATGAAAATCAATGGTGTGGCTGTGGGCCATATGGCGATTGAGCGAGTGAGAGGATTCATTGGTAGTGGATTCACCTCACTCACACTTTCATGGGATCACACTACGGATGATGTTGCGCTTGTTCTCCCTCCTGGTGCCATCGACATGGACTTCAGTGATGTTGGTGGATTGCATGATCCACAGTCTGCTGGTGGCACTGGAGATCTGCTCGTCACCAGTGCTGGTGCAAGTAGTGGCGATATCTACCACCTTATCCTTGAACTGAAATTCTATAAGTAAAAGATCATGGCTATCTCTCCCTCCCGACGAATTGAAGCTGACGACACTCCCGGTCCGAAGGTTGAAGTCCAACCCGAGAAGCTCATTGATGAGGTTCCTGCTGGCGTGGACTACAAGGCTCTGATGGCAGAGCAGGCATTCATGTGTGAGCCTGTGGTCATTGTGTTGCATGCTCTTGGTCAGCAAGAAGCCGAGCCGGCAGTGCCTGTTGGAGTCAATGGCGACCGCGCCTATCTGACTCCTGGAATGCCTACCCGAGTCAAGCGGTATCATGTTGCGCAGTTGGTCAAGGCTCGCCCCGACTATGTCACCCATCGTGGTGGAGATGTGACTGCTCCGGAACAGACTCACAACTCTATGTTTCGCCAGAGCACATCACGCTACAACTTTGATGTGATGGAGGATACTCCGCAGGGAGTTGACTGGCTGCGTGAGCTACGCCGCCAGTACACGCGACGCTGAGTCTTCTCATGAATGTCTCCGAAATGATGTCTAACTTGCGGGATCGCATGTTAGACACAGCTGAGCCAGAGGACACCACCGACCCTGTGTTGTTTCTCTGGCTCAATCAGGCGTACTTGCGGATTCAGAGACAGTCCCTCTACTGGAGTTTCCTGCACAATCGTGGGCTGATCTTCTCCAGTGTGGCCTCGACCCACACGTACTCGCTCCCGCTCATCAGGTCGATCGACCAGCGGACTGTCTATGCGACCTCGGATGGTGGTTCAGACAACTTCCCCCTTGAAAGAGGGGAATATGGTTTCTGGGTGGAGGAGCAACGCTATGGTGTGGCGGCATCTGGTCAGCCTGTACAGCTCATCGAGGCTCCAAAGGACTCCTGGATTCTCTACCCGACTCCGGATGCCATTTATGATGTGTAT